TTCGGACATCCGACGCCTCGCCTGGAGTCCCCGACCATCGGCGGACCCTCGAAAGGCGACGAACTAGTCGAGTTGGCTGCTGATCTCGGCGTAGACCTCATGCCTTGGCAAGTTCACGTCGTCCGGAATGCGATGCAGCTGCGGGAAGACGGCTCAAACGCGCACAGAGTCGTCGGTCTCACCGTCGCCAGGCAGAACGGCAAATCGATGCTGTTGCAGCTCCGCATCGCGGCCGGCCTGCTGCTGTGGGACGAGCGGCTGATTGTGGCGACCGCCCAGTCTCGGGACGTGGCGCTCGAAACGTTCCGTGGAGTCGTCGGCCTGATCGAGGGCTCCCCCAAGTACACCGCGCAGGTCCGATCGGTGCTGCGGTCCTACGGCCGTGAGGAGTTGCAGCTGCGGAACGGCTGCCGCTACCGCCTGGTCGCTCCCACTAGTGGCGGCGCCCGCGGCTTCTCCTGCCACCTCGCCGTAATCGACGAGCTGCGCGAACACCGCTCCTACGACGCCTACGCCGCTATCTCCTACACGACGACCGTCCCGAAGGGACAGCTCTGGTTCGCCTCGAACGCCGGCGACCAGTCCTCCGTCGTCCTCAATGACATGCGCCGGCAGGCCCTCGGCCAGGCGACACCAGGCAACGTCTACTACGCCGAGTGGTCGGCCGACCCGAAGCTGGACGTCACCGACCCGGTGGCGTGGGCTCAGGCGAACCCGTCCCTCGGCCACCTAATCGACGGGGACACGCTCGCCGGCCGGCTCGAGACGGACCCGAGAGGCGTGTTCGAGACCGAGGCGCTGTGCCGCTGGGTCGATGTCCTCGACTCCCCCTGGCCGCCAAACGCCTGGGCTGACTGTGCCGACCTCGACCTTGAACTCGTCCCCGGCGCGCCAACGTTCCTTGCCGTGGACGTCTCCCTCGACCGCCGCCATGCCGCCCTGGTCGCTGTCCAAAAGTTCGACGACGACCGGCTTGCTGCGCACCTGCTCGAGACGTGGACGGCCGACGGTGCCATCGACGAGCTCGGCATCGCCGGAGCGATCGCCCCGATCTACCGAAGGCTCGCCGCCCGGTCCATCGCCTTCGACAGGTACACCGCCGCGGGCATCGCCTCAAGATTGGCTTCAGTGGGCATCCCGGTCGGCGACTGTTCGGGCGCTCAGTTCGCTCAGGCGTGCGACGAGCTGCTCTCCGCCATGGTGAACGGCCGTCTTGTCCACGGTAACCAGGACGGTCTCACCGCCCACGTGCTTGCCTGCGTCAAAAAGCCAGTTTCGGATGGCGGATGGCGCATCGTCCGCCGCCAGTCTGCAGGCCCCATTGCCGGCGCTGTCGCCCTCGCCATGGCAACGCACTACGCGACGCAACCGTTGCCTAGCGCGACCGTCATGTTCGCCTAGACTGTCGGCATGGGCCTACTCCGCGACGTCATCCTCGGACCTGCACCGGCTGTCCCGACGCCGGCGACCGCAGCCCTCCAGCCGTTTCGTCTCGGACGCCAGCTCGAATCGTCCATGTTCGGAGCGACCAACCGGCACGACGCGATGACCGTCCCCGCGGTCGCCCGTGCCCGCAACCTCGTCGCCGGCACGATCTCTGCCATGCCCATCGAGATGTTCGTCACCGACATTGAGACTCGCGAACGCCGCGAGGTAACGCCGTACCCTTGGGTCGAGCAGCCGCAGGCCGACATCCCCCGCCTGACCACTATCGCCTACACGGTCGACTCGCTCTACTTCTACGGCCGCGGCTACTGGGCTGTCACCGAGGTATACGCCGAAGACGGCCGCCCCCGCAAGTTCCAGTGGGTCGACCCGCTCGACATCACGTTTGACGTCGATCTCAACACCGGCCTCGTCGTCCGCTACTACCGGCGGCTGACCCCGACACCGAGGTCCGGCGTCGGCTCTCTCGTCGTGTTCACCGGCATCGACGAGGGCCTGCTGACTCGAGCGGGCCAGACCATCCGAACGTGCATCGAGTTCGAGCGGGCGGCCCTCAACTTCGCCCGCAACCCGGCCCCGTCGATCACGCTCAAAAACACCGGCGCGGACCTGCCCCCCGACCAGGTGCAAAACCTGCTTGACCGTTGGCGCGAGTCACGCCGCTCCACCGGCGGCGCTGTCGCCTACCTCAGCGCGGCCCTCGAAATGGACTCCGTCGGCTTTTCGCCCAGGGACCTCGCACTTGTCGACGCCCGCAGCTTCCAAGTCCTCGAGATTGCCCGCGCCACAGGCATCCCGGCCGGCCTTCTGTCCGCCGACATAGGCTCGATGTCCTACCAGAACGTTGCCCAGGAGCGTCGCGGCCTCCTCGACCTTGCCCTCCAGCCGTTCATGTCCGCCATTGAGGAGCGCCTCTCCATGGACGACGTGACCCCTCGCGGAACTAGCCTCATGTTCCGGCCGAACGAGTTCCTCCGAGCCAACCCCATTGAGGAGGCGCAACTGCTTGCTGTCCTCCTCGACCGTGATGTCATAACATCCGATGAAGCTCGCCGCCGCATCGGCGGCCCTGGAGGGCCGATTCAATGACCGAGCGGATTGTGCGTTTCTCCACCGACATCACCGCCGCCGACACCGAGCGGCGCATCATCGTCGGCACCGTCGTGCCCTACGGCAAGATTGGGGACACGTCCCTCGGCCCTGTTGCCTTCGCAGCTGGATCCGTCAACACTGGCGACATGGTTAAGCTCGTCCTCGAACACGACCTCAAGCGCCCCATCGGACGTGCTACCGGCTTCGTGGACGGCCCTGAGAGGCTCGTCGGCACGTTCAGGCTCAGCCACACCACCGCCGGCTCCGACGCGCTTGTCGAGGCCTCTGACGGCCTCAGAGACGGCCTCTCGGTCGGCGCTCGCATCAACGAGTACACGGTCGACGAAAATGGCGTGATGAACGTGACCGCCGCAGACTTGGTCGAGGTAAGCCTCGTCCATACGCCAGCGTTTCGCGACGCTGTCGTCTCACAGGTCGCCGCATCCGCCCCGGATGACGACGACACATCAACCGAGTCCGAGGAGGACATTGTGGAGAACGAGACCACCGAGGTCGCGGCCGCCGAGGTGGCAGCGTCCCCCGCACAGACTGTCGAGGCCGCCCGGCCTTCGCAGCCGTACATCACCGCCCAGCCCCGCGACCTCAAGGGTCTCACGGCCGGCGGAATGCTCCGAGCGCAGCTTCGAGCGAAGATGTTCGACGACCAGGACTCGACCGACCTGATCCGTGCCGCCTACGCCGGCCAGACGACCACGACCGACTCCGGGATGGTCCCGGTGCCGCTGCTCCGCGAGATCATCAGCGTCATCGACGACCAGCGCCCGTTCATCAACTCCATCGACCGTCAGCCGCTCCCAGCGTCGGGCATGTCTTTCCGCATCCCCTCGGTCACGACCGCGGCTACTGTCGCTGAGCAGTCAACGCAGAACACGGACGTCGACTCCACCGAGGGCGCGATCGGCGACCTCACCGTCGACGTCAAGACCTTCGCAGGTGGCAACCGTGTCTCCCGCCAGGTCATCGACCGTTCGGACCCGCAGTACTTCGACGAGCTGCTCCGCCAGCTGGCAGCGTCTTACGCGAACGTGACTGACAAGTTCGCGCACGACACGGCAGCAGCGACGGCCGTAACGTCCCCAGGTGCCGCAGGCACCGGCATCTACGGCGCGGTCGTGCAGGGCATCGCGGACGCCTACGGTGTCATGCGTTTCACCCCGAACACACTGCACATGCCGGCACAGACGGCCCTCGCCAACCGCTTCGGCTGGCTGAACGTCCTCCAGGACGTTGACCTCGACGGTCGCCCGCTGTTCGCAGCGGCAAACCCGTCGAACGCCAACGGCCTGGTCACCCAGGGCTCGACAAACGGGACCGTCGCCGGCCTCAACGCCGTCGTAAACCCGAACATCTCAGGCGCTCTCGCCTTCGGATACGTCTACCCCTCCGCGTTTGCAACCTTCTACGAGAACGTCGGCAGTCCCATCCAGGTCTCCATCGACAACCCGGAGAACCTGTCCGTCGAGGTGTCGGTCTTCGGCTACATCGCCCTGGCCGTCAAGCACGCGACGGCCATGCGCGGCCTCCAGACCACCGCGTAATCTAAACCTTCCCGGTCCGGCGCTCTGACCTCCCTGGGCAGCGCCGGACCGGGACCCTCGGGGGACCTGATGGCGCTCGTCACCGTGGCAGAGCTCAAGGCCGTCCTCGGCATCGGCGATCTCTATGCCGACGAGGTCCTCGAGCAGGTCATCGACACCGCCTCGAACGTCATCCTGGCGCTGCTCCAACGCTACGGCTACGCCGTCGACCGGCTCTACGCCGACACGGCCGACACCATCCACATGCGGACAACCGAGCCCCACGACCTTTACGTCGGTCAGAACGTCACCCTCAGCGGCCTGTTCCCAAGCCAGTACAACGGCACGGCCGTCGTCGCTGTCCTCGTCAACGCAACCGAGGTCGAGGTCACCAAAGCCCACGGCCAGACACCTTTGACCGTTGACCACCCGTTGATTCCTGCCGGCCGCATCGCCGACACCGCGCAGCTCGCCGTCTATGACACCATCCCCGAGGTCCGCGAGGCAGCACTCGCCATCTCCGTCGACGTGTTCCAGTCCCGCGTCGCACCTGGCGGACAAATGGAGGCCGTCGATTTCACTCCCGGCCCGTACCGTCTCGGCCGCTCCCTCGTCTCCCGCGTCCAAGGCATCCTCGCCAAGTACGTCCAAACCGGGACGATGGTCGGATGAGTGCAGTCACGCTCGGCTCGATCCGGGCCACGTTCGCCACCGCTATCGGCCAGGCCGGCTACAAGGCCTACTCGCAGCCGCTCGGCACGGTCATCCCGCCCGGCGTCGTCATCGTGCCCGCGGAGCCGTACCTCGAAGCCAACACGCTCAACTCGGGCGGACTGATCTGGCAGCTGAACCTCACCCTGATCGTCGTTGTCGCCTACCTCGACAACCAAGCCGCCCTCCTAAACCTTGAGGATGTTGTCGTCAAAGTCTGCCGCAACCTTCCCAGGGGCACCGTGTTCGACACGGTCGGGCAGCCGACCGTCGAGGAGGTCGGCCCCTCAAGCCTCCTCACCTGCCGTATTCCGGTGTCCATCCGCGCCAACCTGACAAACCCAGCATGACCCCGTCGAGGCCCGTTCGCC